TACGTCGCGAGCGTAGGTCCGCCTCTTCCGGCGTCTCCTGTCGGAACCTGCCGGATGCGATGGCCGCCTCTGCGCGGTCTGCGGGGACCTCGTAGAGAGCCCCGGACTCGTGCCGCAGTAGAACCGGCGCCGTGACCTGCGGGTCGCTCACTCTACCCTCGTGCCACCGAATTCGGCCGCATCGCGATCGGTGGCGCCAAGCAAGTCCGCTCCGCGATGGAGGTGGCCCGCGATGATCGACTGCATGATGCGGATACCGTTCCGGAGGTCCGCGTCCGAGGATAGCGCCGGGTCGCTACCCAGAATCTGATTGAACTGCTCCACCTCGCTCGGCGGCATGTTGGCGCCGGTGCGGTCGCGTCCGAAGGCATCGCGGAGATTGGTGACGTAGGCGCGTAGGTCACGGCCCTCCTGCGAGAGCAGCATCCGCGGGAATAGGCCGGTGGCGCCGAAGCCGGGGATATCCTCGCTCGCATCGCCCGGAAGGTGGGTCGTCACGAGGTCTAGAGCAGACTGCAAGTCCTCCAGCGAGGCCCGCTCGGTGCCGCTGATAGGGGCGTGCGCCGGAGGGTTCGCGTATGGCGCAGAGCCCACCGGGAACGAGGCGTGTGCGGCATCGGCCGGAGACATGCCGCCTTCAATGGCCGCCTGGAACGCCTGCCACTGCGTGTGTGTCACGGGGGCCGGAGCGCGGGTGCCACCCGACGCGCGACGACGAGCCAGCGCATCGTCAGCCGCAGCCGCTGCGCGAGCGCGGTCCGCCTGTGCTGCCCGTAGGTCCATCTGCGACTGCTGGTCCAGCGCCGCCCGCCACCGCTCCGAGGCCGCTGCGTCCATCTGCGCGCGCACTTCCTCCGCGTGATTCCGCGCCTCGTCGTCTGCGAGATAGGCTTCGTGCTCCTGCACCTGTAGCGCGGCCTGCTGGAGCATCGCGGCGTGTGCGGCTTCGTCAGCGGCTCCGCGGTCCGAGAACTCCTGACGCATGATGCCCACCATGTTGCCCTGGAGGTCAGCGGCTGCACGGCCCGACTCGATCTCCGAGCGCTGGGCGTCGATGTCCTGCTCCACGGCTCGGTTGATCTGCTCTAGCGCTCCGTTGGTGGACTGCCCCGTCAGAGCGTTGCCGATGGCGCCGAGAGCAACGGCGATGGTCGCCCCCACCGTACCGGCGGCCCCCACATCACGGAACCATCGGCCCGGTTCGATCCGAGCATCGGCTACGCGCGCGATGGCGTTCTGATAGGCGCGGGTCGCCCCTGCCACTGCGCGCTGCCGGTCCTGCTCTGTCTGCTGGCGCTGCTGCTCTGCCTGCGCCTCGATGTGCTGCTGAGTCTGCGCGGCCTTGGCTGCGAGGCCGGCCCGCTGGCTCTCCACGAGCATCTGACGCCCAGGGAGGTCGAGCTGCCCACCGTCTCGCGGGTCACGAGCGAGCCCGGCGATCGTTTGGTCGAATCCCGCCTGAGCCTCTGGCGTTCCCGCTAGCTGCTCTACGAACTGCGGAGCGGTCATCGGAGCAGGAGCCACCGGACGGCCGCCTGGACCGCGCATCGACCGACGCGGAGCGACTGGCGCCGCCGCTTGTGCCTCGGACACCGGGACAGCCGTAGGCGTGCCATCCGGTAGCGTGCCGGGCGTGTAGTCAGCCGCAGCGGTGCTAGGCGAAACAGCGCTGTAAAGAGCCTCGGTCGCGGGCGATAGGGCCGCTTGTACCTCTGGGGAGGCCGTGCCCTCCCACGCTGCCGTAGCCGCATCGCGCACGGCCGGTAGCGCTCCGCTCACACGCTCGGACAGGATGGGCACATCACGCTCACCCATCGCCGGACGACCCGGGCCACCGGCCATCTCCTCGCGCAACCGAGCCATGTCAACGGGACCCTGCCGTCCCATCACCGACGCGCCAGAGGCGTCTGTTGTCACGGTGGCGCCATCCGGGAACGTGCGGGTTCCGGCGCCGGTCTCCGTGTGACGAAGCGCCTCGATACGGGCTGCTTCTGCCGCTTGGGCGCGAGCGCGCGCCTCAGCCTCGAACGCGCGCGGATCCGTAGTTGTGACGCGGACCGTTCGGCCGCCTGGGTATGTACGCGTAACAATCCCATACTGATCAGGGTCGCTCACCGTGTACCCGAGCTGACGGTCAAGGGCTTCCGCCTGAGCGGCCTCCTCCGCCTCGAAACCTCGAATGCGGGCGAGACGCTCGGCCTCGACCCGCGCGGCCTGCGCCGTTCGCATCGCGTCGCGCGAGCGCTGCATCTCAGGCGTGAGGACGGGCGCCGCGACTGGCGACGGCGCTGGGGGGCGAGCCAGCAGAGGCGGAACCCCCTCCACGGGAGGCTGCGGCGGACGAACCGGAATGCGTGCGCCAGGCGGATGTGCCACAACCATAGGGCCGTCCGTCGGATGACTCATAACAGAGTACCCGTCGAAATGCTGGATAGGCATCCCGTTCGCGTCGGCGATCGACTGTAGCTCCTCCGGGTCCATCAGACCGACACCCACTGGTTGGTGGTCGGGTCCCAGCGCATCCCAGGAGGAGCCGTCATGCCTTGGGCGGAGAACCCGCCAGAGCCGATGCCTACCTGAGGCGTCTGAGCAGAGGCCATAGGAGCGGCCTGCGGGATGCCCTGGCCGCTCTGCGGGCTCAGGAGCGTGGAGCCCGGCGGCATGGCGGTCTGACCGCCGAGGATGCCACCGAGGCCCCCAGGAGCGCCGCCAATGGCTCCGCCGAGTCGGCTAGCAGCACCGCCGCCGCCGAGCGCCCCGAACGCAGGCACCGCCATCCCGAGTACCTGGCCGCCTGCTCCGATGAGACCACCGAGCATCTGTTGCGCCCACTGGCCTTGATGCTGTCGGGCCTGTAGCTCCTGGGCCGCCTGCTGCGCCGACAGTTGCGCCTGCTGCTGCACGCCCTGAGACGCGATGCGCTGGACGGCATCCGCTCCACCCTGAGCCCCAACGCGTCCGGCGAGGAACGGGTTACCGCCACCCATGGCAGATGTCGCACCAGATGCCGCCGCACGACGGGCCTCTGCCTCGTGGCCCTGGATCTGAGCGCCTAGCGCCCCCGTCTGGGCTCCGTACAGCCGCTGACGGTCGATGGACGTAGGATTGCCAAGGGCTCCGTAAAGCCCCTCTAGCGCGCCGCCTGTGCCTACGAATGCCATGGCTACTTCCTCGCTGCGGCAGGGAGCCGCTTGTACGCGCCACGCTTGACGCCCACCTCTAGTGTTACACCAATGAGGTCGAAGCCGCGACCCGTATCTAGCTTTGCGTCGTCGGTCTCTGCGATGTTGAACTGGATCGCCTCGCACTTCTGCGTCAGCGGCTTGACCGACAGCTCAATCCTACCAGACGAGTCCTGTAGCGCTGCCAGGTCCGCTGGAGACCATGCGCGTGTCACGTCCAGCGCGGACGTATAGTCGGCCGAACACGTGATGGTGATACCGGTGCCGGTGTTGGCGTCTCCGTAGTGCTTGAACACGAACACGGCTCGCCAGACCCGGCCGTAGCCGGCGATCCCGTTGAGCTTGACCCACGACGACTGCATGGACTGCTGAAACGGCGCATACGTCCAGACGTACGGCGTCTCTTTGTAAATGTCCGAGCCGTTGGAGGTATGGAAGCAATCGAACCACTCCACCCCGCCCACGTTGGCGTTGAAGGCCACCGGCAGCACGGTCACGCTACGGCGGGTCCACCGGTTCAATCGGTAGTTCCAGGCGAGGCCCAGCCCCGCGTTGGACGACCTGGCTGTCTTGGTCGCGAACCTGACCTCGGTCTCGCTCGGTATGATGCACGAGCTAACGACGATGCGGCTCACGCCGTCCGAAGACGCAGGCGTGAGTTGATCCATAACGGGCGCGCCGATGAAGTTGTAGGTCAGGTCACGGCCTAGGACCATAAACCCGCGCTCGCTGTGGAAGATGATGCCGAACGGACCTTCGACCACGCTCTCGACCGAGTCGCATCCAACGTCAGACGACACCAGCCGCGGAGTACGTAGGGAGCTGCTATTGCCGGAGGCGTCGCCACCGTCGCCTTCGATCACGAACACCTTGGTCCGCTTGAAGACGACCACCTTGTCGTCGATGGCTGCGATAGCCACAGAGGGACCGCCATCCTGAGGCACCCTCACGCGTAGCGTGTCAGACCATTCGGGCGCGTAACCAAGCGCGATGGGCTTGGTGTACCAGACATCTAGGCGGTCCTCGCCGCTCAGGCCCCAAAGACGAGACTGCGTAGAGCAGATGGAGAGCAGCGCCGGGCTAGGCGTGGCCGCCAGCCCGGAACCTGCGAGCGCGGTGGTGTACAACTGGCGAGGCGTCGCGTTGCGCGGGTCCTTGGCATCCCACGTAGCCGTCACGCCAACGGAATAGGCGAGTGGCGTTCCGCCGTTGGTCAGCGCCACATACACACGGCCTTCGTCGACAGTGGTATCCGGTACAGGCGTCACGATGCCGAGGAGCCGGAAGTCCCCCGGCGCATCGTATGGCGCCGCGTACACCTCGATCTCCGGGGTGGTGCCGCGCTCTCCGAGTAGCCCCATCGGTCGCCACGGCTCGAACACGAGCTTGGCCGCTTCGCCACCACCGCCAACCAGCTCCGCGTAAAGCGCGTAGTACACGGACGACGGCGCAGACCGATGCAGAGCGCCGCGGGCATCCACGTAGCGCCACACGACGCAAAACCCCCATTGCTTGTTGGGGTTCGGGCCACCACCCCACGGTGTGCCTGTCGTGTCGATGTGGCTGCCCGCGCCGACCGGATAGGCATTGCCGACGCTAGCCGCGTCCGAGCCGCTGATCTCCAGCCACTGCGGAGCCTCTGGCGTCATCTCCACATGCTCGTTGCCGTCGATGCTGCTGGTGCCGTGACCGCAGCCGATGATCCGCAGCGCCTGAGCGTTGACGTTGCGGGCCGGGGTAGTCGTGTGCGGCCAGCACTGCGCGATGTCCACGCCGCGCTTGAACGTGCCCAGTGTCCCGCCGAGGAAATCAGCCATGCGGGCCGGGTACGCGGTGACTAGTCGCGGGTCAGTAGCTGACGGGTCATATGCCATGTGCGGCAGGTGCGAGGTGCCGGTAGACACGACAGGGGTGCCTACTGCGGCGTTTCCAAGAAGCTCTATCGCATCCTGACCGTAACGACCCACCGCCGCGAGCTGCATGGCGTTGTGCGTGTCGACGTAGGCGCGCACCACATAGGCAACCGGCGCGGCGCGGAACGCGGACACGGTCGGTGTCGTTGTGGTGGGGTCCTGATCTGCCGTGTAGTACGCGGACTCATGAGAGACAGCGAAGTAGCAGCATGCCGTACGGGTGATGAACGGCGAGCAGTGGCCGGCGATAGCAATCCCACCGAGGACGTTCACACCGTCGTACAGAACGGCGAACGCCGTATCGAGCACGGCCACCTGAGCGCCCATCGGACCAGCGAGAGCGGTGCCGTGCGGCCCAGCGGTAGACCGGGCAATAAGCATCCTACCAGTGGCGTCGAAAAGGCCGATGGTGGCACGGAAGAACTGCCCCGCGTACCTGCCACTCGGAGGTGCTGTAAAAGGCGTGATGACTGTGCCAACGCCACCGAACGTGTCTGCGAAGTGCTGGACGGTGCCCGTGCCGTCGATCACTACGATCTTGCTGATCGCGCTGTTGTGAATAACGTGCTGTGCGCCGGACATCGCGGTAAGCGCGATAGTCGCCGTCGCCGTGCCCGTGTTGTCGAGCTTCTTCGCCTGGTTCGTCGCGCCAGTGAGGTACGAGACGATCGCGTACGATGTGAGGTCTGCGCTGGTGCCTAGCGCGTACTGGTTAGACCCGCCGATGCCGATGGCATCGAGCACAATCGTCCCACCAAACGTGTACGTGCCTGCCGTGGTGTCGTACGCGGCCGACTGGATGTGCCGGGCGCCCGTGGGTAGGTCGATCCACGTCATCACGAAGTAGCGAGATGCCAGCGCCACCACGCGCGGCGCGTTGCCCACTACGGCCACCGGTGGGGCCAAGGGCCGCGGAACGTCCCCGCTGATATCCCAGAAGCCGTAATAGACTACGGGTACGGTACCCGCCGGCTTGATGACCTCCCACACGGCACAGGCGGTGTTACCGGCCACTGCCACGTCGGACTTGTTGGTCGTGTCATTGACCCTAACTAGAGGGTCAGAGACCAACCGCGACGGTCGTGGGGCAGACGCATTGACGTACGACCACGACCCGAAGATAGGGTCGCGTCGTAGTGTCCCGTCAGCGGTGAGCAGGTGCGGGACTCCATCCATGTCGACGATGGAGTTCGGAGCCTTGGCAATCGCCGCCTGGGTACCAGACCCGTGGGCCACGTCCAGCGCTACGCCGTTACGCTTGCCGATCTGCTTGTCACGCGACCAGCGGACCTCGCCGATGGAGATCCACCCCGGCGGGTCACTCGCGAAGTTGTCGTCATTGTCTGACAGGCCGTCCACGAGCGGCACCGTCACAACGCGCTTGTCTAGGCTCACGGGATAGGCCCACCGAGCAGACCGGACACCGCCGCCGCCAAGCGGTTCAACGCCGCGTCCTGCGTCGTGGGGGCAGGGCTAGCCCAATCCGTCGGCGAGCCAGCCTGATAGCTCTCGGCATCGGTAGCAGCGTCGATGGTCTGGCGCCGCGCCTGGTCCAACGCGCGGCGGACCGCCGTCTCTAGCTGGACGTGGTCTGGGTTGCCGGTAGAGACGAGGTCAATCTGAGCGGTCATGAACGAACCTGCATCCAGTCCCTACCATACCCGGCGTTCTCCGTGTCGCGCACGGTGCCCGGGTGGTCGAGGTCGGGTGTCCGTATCTGGGCCTGGATGTCGAGCAGGACGCGATCGCGCTCGTTCACAAGGTCCGTCGTCGAAGACTCCTCTTTGGTCAAGCATTTGATGGCCGCGTCGAGGACCACCCACTCCTCCCAGCCATCACCCGACCAGTAGTTGTCGCCATCGGCCACTAGGTCCACGAACGACGGGACGTAGTCTACCGTGATGACGTAGGCACCGTCAGGCGTGGGCGAGAAGAACAGTCCAACACCTCCAGCGGAAGCGTTGTTAGACTGGATGCTGAGCCGGTAGGACACCGGGAGCGCTTGCACGCCCCACGTTGACGCGTTCTCGTAGAGGGTCCGCTTCTCTGGCGTCCATCGGTCTAGCGAGCGCTGCCAGCCGTTGATGTTCGCAGCGACGTGGAGGAGCTTGTAGAATCCCGTTTCGACGCCGTCGATCTTGGACACGGCGTAGAGCGCCGTGCCCGCCACCGTGGTCAACGTGGCGCGACACATGAAGTACGCCTCGTCATAGTCCACCATCATGGCGTGCAATCGCGCGCACGACTGGTTGACAAAGCGGGTGATCTCCGCGTCGGTGACGTGGCTATCGCCCTCCATGTCCGCACGCTGCCGGACTTCGGTGCGAAGCTGTAGCAGGGTGCGGACACGGGCCATGCGGCTACCTCACTCGGTGGGACTCATCAGCGCTTCGAACATGGAGCGGAAGGCGCGAGAAACCGCTCCAGGGTCGCCCGCCTGAACCGCTGCGATGAGGTCGGCAGAGCCAGCCTCTAGCGTCATCTGCTCGGGGTCGACCACTTCTCCGAGGTCGTCTGCGTCTGGCTCGGCGGCTGCCATCTCTGGCTTGCCGCCGAGCATCGAACGCACCCGAGACTCTACAGCCTCGGGACCGGACATCAGACGCCGCCCGTACCGGTGATGGGCAGCTCCGCCCACGTGATCGACGCCGACGCGACGACGGCGGTACCGACCGCTCCAGGGGCGAGCGTCAGCACCGAGCCGGGCGGCACGACGATCGACCCGTCCACGTACTCGCGGACGATCTGGTTGGGCGTGGTGGCCGCGATGGCTGCCGCGAAGCCGACCGTTGGGAACATGCGCATGGTCGTGTGGACCAGGCCACCCGTAATGGCCGCCTGCGTGTACGCCTTGGCCGTCGAGGTGCCTGCGCGAGCCGCCTGAGGGGTCGCTGCCGAGGTCGTGGTCGCCGTGAGGGCCGCCGTGTTGCCGGCGCTCACGCACCAGTACCATGCCTGCGCGCCGTCGGTGCCAGAGATGCGTGCGATGTCGGCGAACAGCACTTCGAAGTCGTAGGTGTTGCCCACGGGGTTGTAGAGCGACAGGAACGTCGCCGCCGCCGCCGCGGGCGGGGCCACGTTGGCCGCCACGATCGTGGTGCCCGCCGTTGCCGTGCTGGTCGAAAAGACCATGTTCTTGGCCGCCATGGCCGCGAACCGTGCGCGGAAGTCCGCGTTGAGCTGCACGCCGAATCGGTCCGACTGGACCGAGAAGATCGCGCCAGCGCCGTTCGCGCTCGGGGTGCCCAGGACTACGCCAAGGCCAATGGAGGTGTCGGTGATGCTCATGATCAGGAGCCCTTTCGCGGAGTCGTGGAGTTCTTGAGGTGAATGGCGAACCGGACGGTACATCCGCTGTTCAACTCGACGGGCGTGTTGGCCGCGGAGTCGAACTGGATGTTGATGATGCCGTCGGTGTGGACGGTCTGGCTGATGATGGTCATGGTCGGCGCGATTCGCGTACCCGCATCGAGGACGATGAAGTCCACGAACAGGAGTGGCGAAGTCAGCGTGCCAGCCGAGACGTAGTTGGCTGCGCTCTGCGGATACACATCCGCTAGCGTCAGTCGATACGCCCCGACCCCGGTACGAGACAGCGTGACGCCGTTGCAGTCCTGCGCAGTGATGGCGCCGGTAGCCCCGACGTTCATGTGCGCATAGACCACGACCACGTTACGGTCTAGCGAGCCGTACTCGCTATGTACTGTGCGGTTCGCCATGGCTCAGCCGATCGTGAACACGCCGTTGAAGCCAGGCGCGTTGCAGGCGAGCTGCGCACGGTACACGCCCTGGAACTCGACCGAGTCCGCCGTCACGACGCGCAGCATGTCGAGGCCGTCGTTGTTCAGCATCTTGGGGATGCCGCCGAGCGAGTAGAGCATCCACGTGTCCAACTGGAGCACGTACATGCGTCCACGCGGGCAGTCGCGGTCTGCGTAGATGCGGCACTCCACGTCACCGAGGATGATCTCGATGGCACGGAAGCCGACCGTCGACGCGTCGAACGAGGGCGTCAGGACGTAGCGTGCACGCGTCCCAAGGCTGTTCTGGAGGTTCTTGAAGTCCTGCGTGTGCATGACGATCGTGTCGGGCATCCCGCCCTGACGCGACACCAGCTCGACCGCAGTGAGCAGCGCTTCCTCGATGGGAGTACCCGCGAGGCTCGCCGACGCACGGACGCCAGACAGACGCTGGAGGTCCGCCGTGCGGTCGACGCCGAAGAAGAGCGTGGCGCCAGGAGCCGTAGTGGGGATCCACGCGTCCAGGCCGCTCATCTTGAGGCCGAAGTCGCCCGAGACGAACAGGTAGTCGCTCGTCGCCAGGCCGGTGATCTGCGTCGACCAGTTGGCGCCGCTCGTCGTGATGGTGCCGGCGTTGCGGTCGATCGCGGTGATCTGCGCCGAGCCGGTCTTGAGCGAACCGCTGGTGCCGTCGGTCGTGGCCGCCTGGATGAACTGGCCGACCTCGAACCACACGATATCCGCCGTCTCGGCGAGCGTGAGGACGAGCGAGGCGACCGTCGAGCCCGTCGAAATCTGCCCGATGGCGCCACCACCGTTGTGGTAGAGCGCATGGACCGCAGAGCGCTTGAGCTGGCGCATGGCGCCATCGATCTCGCTCTTGGCGCCCTGGATGAACGCGCCGGGGTTCGACTTCGACCGGTCGATCACGTCACCCGTGATGCGCGCCGCCGCGTAGTCGTTGACCGTCGTGATCTGGAACGCTTTGTACTTCGACGCGCTCTGACCCGAGCTTGCGCCGAGCACGGTGCCAGCCGTCGCCGACCGGCCCTGGGGCAGGCCGTAGCGGAGCGGGACCTTGATCAACTCGCCGAGTCCGGCGGCCTTGGGGTCCTTGGGGAGGATGCCGAGAAGGGGCGAGCCCTTGTAGACTACGTCCTTGGGGTATTCGCCGTTCGGGAAAACCGTCTTGAGGACCGGCGTAAATGCCGTGATGTCCAAATCAGCCATGAGACACTCCGCGGGGCGGAGAGTCGGAAGCGCTACTTACGTCGCGCCACGAACTCCGCGGTAGCTCGTTCAAGCTCGCGGGCCTCGTGTTCCTGCCTCCGTCGGATGACGCTCACGGGATCATCTCCCTGAACCGTCCCCGCAGGGGCTGCCGGAGCAGCGGGCATCGCGGACTCTTGCGAGAGTCGGCCTGTAAGTGTCGTCGGACCACCCGACCCACTCACGTTGCCCGCTGTGTCTCCAGGGCTGCTAACTGACGGTGTCTTCGGTTCCACCTGGCCGGTGGGGGCGAGCGCTTTCTGTCTACGCTCCAGCCTGGTCTTTAGCCAGGACTCCATCTCTGCGGACGCCGCGTCGAACGTGAGCGCCGTAGGACGCTTATCCATATCACGGAGCGTATTGCGAATCAAGTCGGGATCGTCTTCCCACTCGATTGCCAGTAGCGGGAACTTCTCTCCAGCCGTCTTGATGTGCTCTGCCCACGTCGCTTCGATGCCCGTCCAGCGCTCCGCTACAGCCTTCTCGTGGTCGGCCTTCTGGCGTGCTTCCAGCTTGGCTAGGATGGCCTCCTCGGTGACCGGAGGCGGTGCGGCGGGTGCTGCGGGCCGCTTGGCAGACAACTTGTGCTGAGTGAGGCGCTTGTAGATGTCCGGGAACTCGCTCTCGATCTTGGAATAGTCCCCATCGTTGTACGCCTTCCGGAGAGCCTCCATCCCAGCAGAAGTGCCCTTCTCGCGCTCGGCTAGCTGCGCTTCCTTGGCCGCCACTTCCTTGGCGCGCGCTTCCACGCCTTGGCGCTCTCGCGTGAGGCGCTTCTCGGCGGCGGTGATGGCCGACCAGTCCTTGACGCCCGGGGCCGGCTTGGGCGCCTCGGGCTTCTTGACTTCTGCTGTCTCCGGCGTCTTAGCCGGCTCGGTGGGCGCCTGCACGGGTGCGGCGCCGTTGGTCGCGGGGGCAACGGTCTCGGTCGTGGCTTCGCTCATTCTTCCTCGGGTCTTGGGTCAGGCCGCCATCGGCATGGGTGCAGGTGGCGCGACAGGTGGGCCAGCAGGGGCAGGCATCGGCATCCCAGGCGGCGGGCCTACGGGGGCTTGCGGGCCTGGCTGAGGCGCTGCTGGGGGCGGCGCGAGCATGGCCGCTGCCTCGTTCATGAAGCGGCGGAGTAGCTCCAGAGTCTTCTCGGGGGCGCCCTTCTCGCGTTCGTCGAGGTACACAGCCTGGGTGTACTGCACGCACACTTGGAGGTTGTCGTACGCCTCGGGGGCCTGGTAGTCGCCGTCATCCAGCATGGCGCATACGCGGGCACGGACGGCTCGCAGCGGAGCGGTAGCGATGTCGCCGGCCTCTTCCAGATCGGGGATATCCGCCAGCTCCATCGCACGCTCGGGCGTGATCCAACCAGCCTTCTGCCACTCGCTGACAGTCTGGGACCGGCCGGCGGGTGTCTGGGGTAGGAGCGACTCGGGGAAGCACTGGAGGACGTACTCATCGCGCTTTAGGTTCACGTCGAGCCACTTGATGCGGATCTTCTGGTTCTTGTCCGGTACGTCGACCTCGAAGCCGGGGATCTCCTGCGCCTCGTCGATGCCACGGGCCACCACGTCCATGAACCATTGCTCATAGGCGCGACCTGGGATAATGAATCGCTCCGACTCGATGTCCGAGAACTCGCGGAGGGCCTTGCCGCTGTCCAGGCCAACGGGCTTGCGGGACTGCGCCGCGAGCTGGCTGATACCCACCTCGTCGAAGGCCCTCTGATAGAGCCGGTCGAGGTGCGCGAAGATCTCCGGGTGCACGCTCTGCTGCGGCACCACCGTGGGCGCCTGCGCCCCGGCGTTGACTGTCAGGATGGCACCAATGTCGTTGTTCAGGTGGGCCTTCGGTACGCCTGAGCCCGCCTGTAGGATGATCTTGGTTACGCCGAGCAGGTGCATGGAGCGCTGCACACGCTCTAGAAGCTTGTTGATCTCCACCTGAATCCCGGTGAGGCGTTCGGCGATGCCACGCCCCCACCAGCCGGCGATGGACTTCTCCCAGCGGAACACGGCGAACGGGAAGTTGGGCCGCTTCCACTCCTCCTGAAACAGCAGGGCACCGTCCACGGCGATGACGTGGCGGCCGTCCTTGGCGTTCGGGCCGCTCTTGAGGTGCCATGACTCGTAGACCATCACCTGATCGGTAGGTCCCTGGTCGCCCCTGACCTCTTTGGTGGCCGCGCGCTGGATGGCCTCGGCGTGCTCCGGGTACGCCTCCTTGAGGACGCTCCGGTCAACGTAGGCCCGCTGCGTCATGGTCCGCGGCTTGGCCTGGAACCCGTCTTGATCCTCGATCAGGATGTCCCAGGGCAGCACGCGCTCGTTGCCGATGGTCTTCTCGTGCTTGTCCCCGATGATCTTGCTGATGCCCGTCCCGAACGTGGCGCCGTCGCGGAAGATGGTCGGCCCCAGCTCGTAGGAGCCGGACTGGTGAAGCATGCCCTTGCCGAACTTGTTGAGCTTGGGCGCCTTGCGACGCATCTCGAAGTCGGCGCCGTTGGTGAGGAACTGAGGGGCCGGCCGGTTAGCGGCGATCTTCGCCGTCGCCGTGTCGATGCACGAGGCGATCACGTTCATCTGGAGCCGAGACTCTACAGCGGCCCAGGCGGTGAACTCCCACGGCTTGAGCCCCAAGATCTCCGCGTTGCCGTACATGCGGGCGTGACGCTGGAAGAGGCGTTCCCGGTACTTCTGTGATGGCGTCTCCTCGATGTGCTTGGCGTAGGCCACCACGGCCTTGGCAAGCTCATTCGCCCCGTCCGGTTCCGTGGGAAGGTTCCACCAACGGAGGTCTGCGCGGTCGTCGGATGCTGAGAGAAAGCCGCCGGTCATACCGTAACGCTCGCTTTCATTACCCAGCGCTCCCGTAGAACTCGCGCTCTTCTCGCTTCGCTCGCTCCTCTGGCGTCTCATCAGCGGCCACGGGTAGCTCTGGCAGCGTAGACAGCGCCGACACACCGAACGTGGCAGAGACCCCGCCCACAGAGACGGCTACAGCGCCCCAGCCCTTGAGGGTCTGGATGGCGCGCAGTGCATGGCCGTAGGGGTCGCTACCATCGCTCATAGCCGGGGACATCCTCGACACGGCGATCGGCTGCCTCAGCCTCTGCCGCACGTTGCGCCCACCAGTCTGGCGATTGATACTCCGGCTCTACAGCCACGCGTTCGGATCTGTGCGCCTGCGAGTGACGCCAGCCGTACAGTACCGCATCAGCGCAGTGGTTCGCAAGGCCTTTGGCCTCGTCTAGCCCCGACTTGTCGTAGACCAGTGACGCCCACTCGGTAGCCACCGCATCGCACATGCCCTTGATGAGCCGGCACTCCCCTCGCTCCAAGGCACCGTTGAGTAGGCGTCGGTTAGCCCGCTTCTCGCTCTTCTCGGCTGCGATGATGGGCAGGCCATACCGGACGCGCAGCTCGTTGCCATAGGCGTGACCTAGGGCGCCCTCGTCGATAATGCACACCAGTTCCGGGCCATGCTCGGCGATCTCAGCTTGGAACCGCTCGGCCAGCGTCGCCGGGATGATGCCCGCCTCCTTGGTCGCCTCCTCCACGAACGTGTGCGGGTGGTTCTCGTGCCATGCGAGCTGGGCGAAGCCGGTGGTGGGCTTGACCTCGGAGGCTCCAAGGTCGGCGATGAACGCCCGGTGCCAGCCCTGTGGGCTCAGTGGCCGACCGTTGGGGTCGTGGGTGGGCAGAGCCTCCACGTCGTGCTTGGCGTCGTGGCGGTAGACTCGTTGGCCATCGTCCAAGATCCACAGGCCGTGTTCGAGTTGGTCTCTCGTCGTCTGATCGAGCTGGGCAAGCGACTTGAGGTAATCCTCCATGTCGTTGTAGGGGTTGTCCTTGCCGAACGCCTGGACGAAGGGCCGCTCGCGGTTCCGCGGCTCTATGAACCTGGCCTTGACCCAAGCATGCCCGATGTCGCCCGGGTTGGTAGCCGCCCGCATCCGGATAGGCACGTCCGAGCCAGACCGACGGCGCAGACGCGAAAACATGTAGGTGTACATACTCTCGGTGAAGGTCGTTACCTCGTCGATGCCGATGAACTGGAACTCGGCGGACTTGTAGCGGAGCCGGTCGTCCTCGTGGTCGCAGTACCCGAAGGTGAGTCTGGCGCCGCTGGGGAAGGTGAAGCGATGGTCCGACCCGTTCCAGTGGATGCCTGGCACTTCGTCCAGCCACTGGTGCGCGCGGAACATGATCGAGCCGTCAAGGCTTAGGTCGGCGAACGTCCGACGCATCAGCATCGCGGAGTAGTCCGGCCGGTCCACGTACTGCAACGCCGCCATTAGGAGCGCGTCAGACTTGCCGCCGCCAGCCGCACCGCCGTACAGAGCCTCCCGCTCTTGGAGGGCTAGGAACGCCCTCTGGCGCCTCGTGGGCTCGTGGGGACAGAACGGGATGGAGACCAACAGGTCAGCCCGTAGGCGCTCTAGGTCGGCTTCAACGTCCACTGAACCGGTGTCCAGTCGTTGCGTCAGGCTCGACCGTCGCTACACCAGAAGCATGCGCTACCTGATGCTCGCTCTGCTCGTCGGTTGCTCGCCCGCCTCGGTCCATCCTGACTACCTCGCTCCATGCGCTGGGGATGCTGCTGGTCCTGACGACGGCGTCTCTACGTGCTCGCCGGGGCTCACATGCAGAGTGACCGCGGGCGGCTCGTGGTGCACAGTCAACTGTTCGGCGGACTCTGATTGCGGGGACCACGCTTCTTGCCGGGCGTGGGGCTGCTGGTACGAGTGTCAGCAAGCGTCGGATTGCCCTCTGAGCTTGCCGTGTCACCCGGGGCACTGCGGGAACTGGTAGGCCACTCGATGCTGCGGACCTGAGCCCAGGGCACGAAGGTCGACTCCTCCACAGCCGTCACGATGACACCGTGCGGCCCTTCCACGATGGTGGCCTGAGCGTCTGAGATGCTCACCAGCTCGTCGTATGCGGCGCTGCCAGGCCGGCGGACGCGGATGCTGTGGAGGAGCCGCAGGATCATCACTCCACCATCGCAGACAGAGGGTTGTACGTTAGCGAGAACTTGCGGCCCAGGTGCTCCCCGGCAGGCGTCATGTGGGACGCCTCGCATGTCCCACCACCGAGCGAGAGCGTCTGCACGAGCATCGTAGCGAGCCCTAGCCTACGCCTCTCGGGTCTGACGTGCACGTAGTGGACTACGGAGCCACGGCCGCATGCGAACCCGAGCAGGTGGTCGGTGTCATCAGGAACGCAGGCTACGACCGTCGAGCCGTGCTCCATCGCGTGCTTGATGACCGCCGTCTGCTGTCGGCGGTAGCGTGGCCATGGGAGCTGATGACGCCACGTGCCCTTGGGAGCTGCATTCTTGTAGCTCTCCAGCCATGAGCCGATGACGAAGGCCGTGTCACGGTCCTCTGCTGGACGTAGGAGGCAGGGGAACGGGATGGTCACCGCTTGGCCTTGCGCTCTCGCTTCCGCCTCGCGCGCTCCAGCCGCTCTGCTGACCCTGGCTCCGCCTTCTCCGCGGCCTCCAGCGTGGCCACCGCATCCAGCGCCGCTTGAGGGTCAGCGGCTGGAGCGCGTTCGATGAGGTCGGCAATCCAGGCCCGCATCAGTGTCTCCGGCCCGCTGCCTTGAGCTTGCGTAGCTGCGTCTTCACGTCGAGCTTAGTCTCCGTGTCGATCAGGCCCGTCTCGGCCGGCTTGGGCGGTAGCGCTGCCTCGTGCTCCTCGTCGCCCTCGATGGTGGCAAGGATGGCGCTCGACGGTAGCAGCGCATAGGCCCCCGAGGCGTCCGTATGGACGTGCCAGCCCTGCGATGCGTCGATCATGATGATGTCACCGGGGACCACTGGCATGGGCTCCCGGACCATTTCACCGCCTAGTTGGACGATGCGGCCAGGCCCCACGTCGATCACCTTCGCCCGCGGGTTGCTCTCCTGATAGTCGTCGGGGAGGTCGATGGCCCCGATCTTCTTCCGCTGGATGAGCTGGCACAGGATCAGGTCGCGGTGTGGCTTGTAGCTAACGGGCATCTACTCTCCCTTTCGTTGTCGGATCTCGTCTAGGTCCGCGGCCGTCTCCGCCGCGATCGTCTGTAGCCTGGCAAGCTCGGCGGCTATCTCTGCCGGGCTCCGCTGTACACGAGGAATCAGGGGAGCGCCATCCTTGCCGGTAAGCTCCTGCTTGACCTCAGCCTCAGCCTTGGGCGGCTTGAACAGGTCCCGGCGCTTTCGTTCGAGGAGCCAGGCTTCACGCTTCCAGTCGAAGGTGTTTACTTCCATCCGAGCGAGCAGGTTCTCTTCCGACTCGGCCTGAGCCTCATGCACGTCAGCAGCGACCTCAGGGTCACGAGCCATCGCATGGTAGAGACCTCGCTCAGTCACCCGCTCACGCTCACAGGCATGACGAAGGAATGAGCCCTTCCTGATGCGGTCGCAGATGGCCTTGACCTTCTCAGGAGTGAACTTGTAGGGACCCCTTGCGGAATCCTCTTCCTCGCGTGACCCTGACATTTCGTCGTTGTTTGACATTTTGTCAGAGGCCATAGAGCGAGCGTTCCACGAACTCGCGGTGGGCGTCCGTGGCGTTCTGTAGCGCAGTCTCGGCCTGCTGCTCGGCTGGCGTGAGCTTAGCCCATCGCCCTGCTGCTAACTCTCTGGCTCGGGTCATCTCAGCGGCACGAGCGGCCTGGTACGCCCCGGTAGGCCCATCACAGGCAGGGCACTCGTGCTCGCAGCACCCGCAGATGTCCGAGACCATGCCCGAGCCTCCGCACTCGTCGCAGGTAGTCTCCGTTTCCTTGGGACGGGAGGTCATACGATACCCAGGAAGGCACGCTCCAGCACCTTCGCGGTTAGGGCGGCCTTCTCAGCCCGGAGAGAGCGTAGCTCGGCGAGGAGTCGGTGCATGCCGACTCGGACAGGGGCGCGCGCCTCAGCCTCCCATCCAGCCAGTTCTTCGTCTGTGAGGGGGCCTTGGGTCATCGCGGGACCCGGTTGTTTAGCTCCAGGTGAGCCGCTTCGGTGTCGTTGATCTCGTCCTGCGTGGGAACGGCCGCCAGCCCATACGAGGCCATCAGGGCTACCGCCTGCATGCGAGCGATGAGCGCCACGAGGTCCCCGGTCTGCATGTCCTTGATGACGGTGCGTTCCATGTCTGAGTCTCCACTCTAGCGCGGTTGTATGGTTAGGGCGAGTCGGTAGGCGGCTTGCGCTGCCCGTTCTAGAAGAGGGCGCCTTGAGCCTTCTCGTACTCCAAGCCCTGCGGGGTCTGTGACTTGCGGACGGCGAGAGGCGTAGATCCAAGCATGTGGACGCCTCGGAGCGGCGGGTAGCCCCAGACAAACCACGCATAGGTGCTCGCGTCGGTCCCGATCCCGTCGAAGCTGGGGCGGTCGGGCAGAATGAACAGGGCCGGGTTAGCGCCCACGGTACGGAAGAAGTCCACGCGCTCGTCGGACCCTAGGAAGCCAACCCGGAGGAGCATGGCCACCACGTCAGCATGGGCGAGGCACTTCCGGATGATCTCCTCGGCCAGGTTGTATGGCGGGTTCCCGATAGCCAGCTGGTAGCGCCGCGTCGGCTGCCACGTGCGGAAGTCGGCGCCCTCGTAGAGGTGGGCGAAGGCGGCAGGCTCGCGCACGGCGTTCTTGCGGACCTCGACCCCGGTCCACTTCGGCGGAGCTAGTCGCTTGCCCATCCAGTCGACGCAGGCGGCCACCACGGCACCGTCCCCACAGGTGGGCTCTAGCGCCTCGTTGATGTCCAGAAGCCCTGGAGCGGCCTCCAGGAGGCGCGTAACGCACCAGGCAGGCGTGGGGTAGAAGTCGAAGTCCCCGCCGTCGTGACGGCCTCGGCCCTTCGCACTCATTGCCCGTCCTCGGATGTGATGGTCATGGAAACCTACGGCGCGTCGGGTGAGCAGTATCGAACTTCTCCGGCCATCGCTTGTCGCGCAGGTCCACAGACATGAGCGGGTCGCAGAAGAAGACCACGAGCCTTTCACTGCCCGGTCCGAGGCGCTCAAAGAGGCTCGCGGCCCGCGCTGAACACGTCGGGTCGGCGAGCAGGTCATCCAACGTGATGGTCATGGCTTCCGCTTCTGTCTCAGGTGCCATGGTAGCTCTTGTTCGTCTGGGCATTCTCCGTAGTCACCGGAGGATCGGGGCTTGGTGAGAGGGGGCGGCTGGAGGTCTGCCCGTCCGACGTACGCCTCACGGGTCAGGGCCTTGCTCACGGCGTTGTGACGCTTGTGCCGGATGGCGGCGTCGATGTGACGGCGGCCTGTCACCGGCGGACGACCTGGCTCGATCGGCCCGCTGGGCTCACGCCATGCCCCGTGGCCCACCTTCACGCGCGCGATTCGCTCGGGCATGGGGCCACCTGGCTGCACGTAGTCCAGATTGAACCGATACGGCACCGGCACGCCCTCGTAGTTGCGCTTCCTAGCCACGCGTAGCCCTCTCCTCCGCATCACACATGCGCTCAAGCAGAACCTCCCCAGAGCGGGTCAGCGGGCCACGGTCCAGGTACTCCCGGAGTACGACCCCAAGAGCAAGGGTAGCCTTTCGTAGCTCCTGTGAGCCTCTGAGAGCCGCCTCTATCCGGTCGAGGGACTCACGGGCGCTGAGAACGTCAGGGCCGGCCTGTGGCGAATGGAGAGCTAGCCGGACCCTTGCAAGGTCGTCGGCTAGTGGCTTGGGGAGGGCGGTCACCGGTTAACCAGCCCGCGCAAGATGGCGTCGAAGAGTTCCGGCGTGCGGCCATTGAGGTTGCTCATCTTCGACGCCGTGTACTTCTTCGCATACTCCGCCACGCCAGAGGCCACGCCGTCCTCGCACGCGAACACGAGCTTGGCCTTGCGCTTCTCCAACTCGGCAAGGACGGCCGGCATCACTTCCGCTTCGATGTACGAGGCCACCGCCTTGACAACGGCCTGCTTGATCTCCGCGTCTAGCTTGCGGGTCAACTCTGACGCCATTTTGCGCGTTACCTGTGCCCGCACCTGTTCGGCTAGCGCGTCTAGTTCCGGCGGCGTCATCGCCCACCGTCCGGAAGGTCATCGCAAAAGCGGCCGCACGACTTCATCACCTCCTCTACCAGCGCCTCCCCTTGGATCCTCTCCTCTCGGGTACGTGCCCCTCTCACTGCTCGCATGGCTGCTACGAGACGATCGAGGAGGTCAACGGCGTGCGGCTCGTGGTGTAGCTCTCTCTCGTAGAGGCGGACGGCTACCACTGCCAGAGCGAGGGCCGGGGCGTGGTCTACGTTTTTGTCGTGGCTAGGCCCGAGGCTCACCTTGCGCTTGTCGTTCTCGGGCCAGGAGTCGTAGGCCCGGATTTGGTCCAGTAGCCTTGCGTGCATGTATTGCAGATGCCGGAGAGCGTCGGCGGGCTTCTGGTGGGAGGTCATCGCGAGGGCACCTTGAGCCGGTACTCGTTGGCGATGTACATGAGACCCTTCCGCATCTTGGCGGTGAACACGGTGCCCTTCTGCTCGCCGTCGTCGTGCAGCGATTGCATGTTGCGTATTAGGTCGCCGCGCGGGAACACGCGGAGCACTTTGGCGAATACCGGCGTGGGTACGCTTAGGATTACACCCTCCATATCCTCGGTGTAGAGGCTATCCGGGATGCACACGCCTGCCGCGCAACGGGCGCCCATGGGCCCACGGTACATGCAATAGCCATCCTTGATGCTCTGCGGCTTCTTGTCCCGCACGAACCACCGCCAGACCTTGTTGAACGCCTCTTGCTTCGTGAGTCGCTTGATCTTCTTACTCATCTTCTTCGCCTTCCTTCGTCTCCAGCCATGCCACCAGACACTTGAGAGCGGCCTCCAACATCGCGATACGAGTAGCCATGCGGGCCGGGTTGAGGCGGTCCGGCTCAGCGTCATAGCACTCGGGAATGTACCCGAGACGGTGCCAGTCCATGTGAGCCGCGTGCGTCAGCGGGACGCAATAGAAGTCGGATACCTTCTCGGACATGCCGCGCGAGATACCCTTGCTGGAGTAGTGGTGCGCGTCTTCCGCCATGGCACCCGTCACGGCGCAGCCCTGCATGATCACATGCTTTCGGTACGCTTGGGAGCGGGTGGGCTTGGGGGCCTTGGGTTGCGGTGCGAAGTCCCTCGGTGGGTTCCTCTTCATGGCTGCGTTAGCCTTCCTCACGGCATGGCTGGACAGGTCCACCACGCCCACGTCTCGCGGGATGACCTCTTCCGGCTCTTCGGTGTCCATCGGAGGAGGGGCCATCACTAGACGCTGAGCCCTTGCCGCTGCTTGCTGGGCTCCTCGGTCTGGTCTGGTCTCTTCACGAGAGGGGCGGACGTGGGAGGGCTTGACGCTGTGGAGGATGGTCCCAGCCCGAACCGAGATTAGACGGCCGACGAAGCCGTCCACCACGCCAGGACGCCAGCCACCGAGGCCAGCGGTAGGCTTGAACTCGCAAGCCTGGCCGATCCGGAGGGCGGTCACAGGTGCACCCCGCATGCACGCAGCACGTAGACAGCCAGCCACACCATGCCGCAGAACGCGGCTACCTTGATGGTCAGGACGAGGATGACCGCCGTGCATCCGATGCCGGCCTTGAGCCCTTCGTCTGCCATGGCCTTAGACCCCCTTCGCCGTCAGCTCGTAGACCGCATCCCGCTTGCGGCCGGGCGAGAGCGTACGCGTCACCTCACCATCGGTCACGAGTCGGAACAGGGCCCCGCTCGCAGCGCCACGGGAGACCTTGGCGACCACCGAGACCTCACCCGCCGTCATGGCTCCCAGGCGACGCAGGGCAGCGCGCACCGCGGGGCGGCTACCCACTCGGCCCTTGTCGGTCGGAGCGGGCGCCAGCGTCTGCACGGGGGCCTTCCCACCCAGCACCGCCAGAGCCTCCTCCGTCTCTGCTACGAGCGCTTGGGCGGCCTTGTGCTCTGCCTCCAAGATGGCCCGTAGGGCGGTCTGCTTGTTGGCGATGTCGCGCTGGAGTTCCTCGATCTTCGGGTTCTTCATGTGTCTCTGTCCTTCCTTCACTACCGGGTACCGACCTCGGAATCAGTCCGGGTCGGCCTCTGGAGATGGCGGGGTTCGAACCCGCAACCACGCTCGCGCGTATCGTCTGGCCCTCGCTCGGGTAGCTACCCCCTCGTCCGACCAGCCGCGGTCACAGCGTCCCGTGACCCGAGCACGTCCACTCGTGCTGCATCCCCTTACTCGTCTTGGTCCGCAAGCACGTCTTGCAGTGACCGTGCACGCTCGGCGCGGATCGTCAGCCTGTGGTGACGCGCATGGTCCACGCGGAGGACGACGGCGCGTAGCGCACGCTCGCTCGCCTCGTCCATGGACACCACGTCGCCGTCCTCGCGTTCGATCTTTGGCGACGGGCACACCTCGTTCACCCACCGCACGACCGCCTTGGCATCCGGCAGCCGCTTCATTCCCCAGATCAGCCGCGTGTTACTCGGCACGTGCGCGATGCTGAAACCGATGGAGTGCTCTGGACCGCGCGTCTTGTAACGGTGGGTGTACACGTCCGTTTCGTTGACCACCCACTCCCCCTTTCTGTACCGCTCCGGGCCCACCGTCGGTTCCATCTCAAGCCGCCTTTCCGTGGTTCTTGCCACCGCATGAACAGTCGCAGGTGTGACCCTTGGCGCCGGTGCAGATGGCCGAGCAGACGACCTCAGCACAGAAGAATCCTTTGAGGAGCTTCGCGTCCATCTGACGGTCCGGGATGCAGCAAGTCACGTGCGGTGTCTTGTTGACCACCGGAACAGCCTCGCCAGCCTCAAGCCGAAGATGAGCCTTGCACGCCTTGCAGTTGAGGATCCACGTCGACTTGAGCGGGCGGACATACTGAGCGGTCCAGGTCGGCTGCGTGTTCATCGTCGTCGGCATGAGTAGAATCTACACCGCTTCAGACTTTCCGCAAGCGATAATCACAACTATTTCACAAGTCGACGAAACCACACGTGTTCTAGTCGGGGTCGATGGCACTCAAGAACGCGTTGGCCGTCCCTCCGCACGGAACCTCCACCCACATCCCAGACTCTAGCGCCGTTTCCAGGCGTGCCCGGTCGCAAACACGTCCGAACCATCTCGTAGGGTACCCCTCGCATGGAGGAGCCTGGGTACCAGTTAGGAGGGATACGGCGTGATCGTGTAGCCGCATCCAGTCCTGGGAGAAGTGAGCGGCCGGGAGCCTCCAGGGCCAGCCGGGCGGGCTGTGATGGATGGGGCCCACGGGCAAGCCCAGCACCCACGCACGCCCGGTGTTCCCTGCTGCGAGGTTGGGCATCACACGCCGGAGGGCTGCGGCGAACGTCTCGCCCTCGTGGCGTCGGTTGGTCACGACTTGGAAGATGCCGCCGAGGTCCCCCAGGGCTCTCCAGTCGGCTTCATGCACCGCGGCCTGCGCCAGCATCAGTGCCGACGTGTGCGACCACCTGGGCCGTCCTGGTGCTTGGGCGAGAGCAGGGGAAGGCTCAGCTCCACAGCGCCCGAGGAGCCCTGCCAGCACGAAGAGGGCAGCGGCTACCACAGCCACACGAGCGGTACGGGTATCTTCGTTGCGGAGGGTCATGCTCGCAGTTCTTCCAGGGTCATCATCAGCGCCACGGCTGCCGCGTCGTACTCCGCTTCGCGCGATGGCTTGGTCCTGGCCTCGGAACGCCACGAGGTCATCGCCTGGACGCCGTCAGCCACCGCTGCCTTGCTGGCATCGCGGGACCCTCCTAGCCGCAGTTTCACCTCGTGGGCCTGTACGAGTCGCGGGTACAGCCCCGCCGCCACGAGGATGCCCAGGGTAACCCCGAACGACTGCCCAAGGGCCTTGGCGCTTGCCGCGTGCTGCGCGCCTGCTGGGGCCTCGCAGACGATTCGCGGCGACTGGTCGATGGAGCCAGCGAAAGACCTCGCCTTGAGGACGGCCTCCTCCAGCCCCTCGGCGAGCATGATCACGCGTAGCGCGTCTTGGTCTGCCGCGTACATGTGCGACTTCCTCGCGTCCTTCTCGGTGCGGATGCAGCCGGCCGACAGCACCACGTCGCGGGAGCGGTCTACGATGGCCCACCCGTAGGCCGTGAGCGACGGGTCTAGTCCCAGGACGATCATGTTTCCCTCTTCTGACTTGACCTACGCGGGGGCCCCACAGGTGCGCCACCCTTCCCGTATAGCGCCGGCTCTTCTCTGGGCACCTTGCCGAACGATTGATTGAACCTCGACCGACTCTTAGCCTTGACCGGGGCAGGGGGCACATACTCACCGGCTATCGTAGCCAGGGCTCTTGCTCTTGCTGCTGTGATAGCGGCAGCGGAAGGCGAGCGCTTGGGATTGGTCATGTCTCCACCGTCATCGCATCGCTGGGTGCTCGGGGGTCAGCGGGCTTCACCGGCCATGCTCCATCTGTCGGCAGTGCAACGCATCGACCGTCTCGGCGAGCCGCTGCTCAGACCACAGCTCACGCGCCTTCCACGAGAGTGCGGCGTGAAGCACTCGCGCTTCTTGGTACGTCACCGGGGACTGTGCCCACGCCAGCGCGCACGCGCGGACGATGGCCGCTGCACACCGCGGCGCGTGGGCCTGCCAACCCTTGTACGGTCGCGCGTTCTGGCGCACGAGAGCCGCGAGGGCCTCTCGCTTCGCACGCTCGACGGTTGGCTCGCTCGCGTTCTCGCCGCCCGTGCTCTGTCGGTCCCACGTGTGCCACGTGCCGTTCGACCACACGGATGCGACGCACGCGGTGCCCCACATCAGACGATGCTCGGTGACGCCCGGCGAGGTCTGCTGGATGGTGTCGTGCCGCCACTCGACCGCCTTCGTCACTTCCCACCGCCCTTCGTCTCCGCGTCCAGTAGGGCGGAGAGGCAGTCCATGAAGTGGGCCCTGTCGCCAATGCTGGCGTGCGCTTCGCTGTTGTCGTACGCGTCGCGCGCCATCTCTTCGATCTGCGCCCTCGTCCACACCTCTCCCGGCTGGCCGGGCTGGGTGCGGGAAAGGGCGGCGTCGCGCTGGGCGGCCATCTCATTGAACAGGTACTCGAAACCTTCGAGCCTGTGCAGCTCGAACCGCAGCGCCTTCATGGCCTTGCGCGAACAGCGCTGCGCGATCGGCTTCAACGCCCGCTCGATGCGAGCACCCAGCTTCGTCGGCTCCGGCTTCACACCGAACGCCGCGAGGCGCTCCCGCTCGTCCTCTCGGATGGCCGCGTCGAAGTCGTCGAGCGCGGTATCGAGCACGTCCTGCGACGTGGCTTCGGACGCCGCCAAGGCGACCACGGTATCGCGCGCGTCGTTCGTCTTCTCGTCGCTCATGAGTCGAACCTCCGGCACTGGCCGCACGTCACCGCAGCGGGATCGTCTGTCAGTCGCGGATCTTCCGGCGCCCACACGGGGCCCGTCGTCTTGAGCCCGTAGCCTCGGCAACGCGGCTGCGAGCGCATCGCCACGTCCTCGTGCGCAGGACCGGTGAACACCGACGAGAGGCGACGATGCACCTTCGGTTCGCGAGGCTGGCTCACGACGGACATCGCCTCTCGGTACGTGAGCGGTTCGGCCTTCTTCGCCTTGGCCTCTGCGAGCATCGCGCGCATGGCCTCGCCGTACGTGGTGCCGTCACGGCGTGCGCGTGCTCGGATCTTGTCGGTCACGATCGACCTTCCTGGATCACCGGCAGCCCCGCGCTCACGACCGCACCGGCTTTCGCTCGAACGGGTCGGGCATCTCGATCGCCGCGCGCAGCTCCTTCGCGCCAGGGAACGCCTCGGGTCGCGGAATGTTGCGGAGTACGGCGCGTGCGGCGACCTCCAGCGCGAACTCGCGAGCGTTGGCCGGGTCGAGACTCGGGTCCGGGCTCGCCCCCACCGTCGCCTCCTGCACGGGTGCGGGTGGAGGGCCGACGCGCGCGAGAACGGCGTCGAGGTCCGTCTCCGACATCCCGCCAGGAACCTGCACGAGCGGGCTCTGCGTGCGGAACCGCGCGGCGTTCACCACGTCGCGGACCCATTCGCGCATCTCGCCGACAGACCATGGAGGCGGGCCGGCCGACTCCATCGCCTGTGCAAGCTCTGTCGCGTCTAGTCGCCGCTCGTCCTCTACGCGTGCCGCGCCCATCTGCGCGCAGCGCTCGCCCCACGCGCGCCAGTCATGCACCGCTTCTGCGAGTGCGTCGAGCCACTCTGGCAACAGGCCCGCCCCGTGCTGCGCGCGCCAAGACGCCGCCGCCTCCCTCAGCGCATCCACGCGCGCCGTCCGCAACGCCGCCTCTGCGGCCTCTGCTCGTTGGGTGGCGGTGGTGAGGGCGGTGCGGGCGTCGTCGAGGAGGGCGAGCAGAGCGCATGCGTCGCAGTCGTCGACGGACGGCGCCTCGGCATGTCGCTCGCGTATCTCCTTCTCTCGCTCCGGCGTGGGCTTGCTCATCGCGTCTCCTCCGACGGGTCGATGCCCAACAGGTCACGCGCCGCCTTCTCGATCGCAAGATTCCTGGAGGTCATGCTCGCCAAGCCTTCCCGTGTACGATTTTGTCGATAGTTGCTGGGGCTACGCCGAGTGACCTTGCTATCGCTCTAGCGCTCTCTCCGGACGCATGGCGCGCGCGTGCCGAACGCACCATGTCCCAGCTAAGCCGCGCCCTTCCGTTGCGCGCGCCGGTCGCTCTATTGGCCACCGAATGGCGACCCTTTCGCATCATGTCGGCCACGTTGTCGGCGTCCGTCCCGAGGAACAGGTGGGCCGGGTTGCAGCACGGCGGGTTGTCGCAGCGGTGCAGGACGCACATGCCGTCTGGGACGGGCCGCCCGTTGGCAAGCTCCCACGCGAGTCTGTGGGCGAGAACACGGCGTCCACCAAACTCAGCGCCGCCTGATGCGATTGTGCCGTGCCCGAAGGAGTGTCTTTGACCCTGCCACTCCCAGCATGCGTCATCGGCCCCAGCCCGGACGTTGCGATGGAACCGAGTCAGAAGTGACAACTTCAACTCCTCATCGCTCCACTTCCTAGATCTAGCCTCTGCCCTGGTCATGCCTCCTCCGCTTCTGCTTCTTCGCTCACGAGGTACGCGCTCGGGTCCGAGACGACCTCGGTCTTAGCCTTCTCTTCGGCCTCGTCCTTCGTCTCGGTGAACACGCGCACGACGAACGTGTGCACAACCTCCACGTCCCAAGCTCGCTTCTTCGTCGCCATATCCCAACCTCCCGCGTCTCCGCGTAGTCATTGATTCACACTTCGCCGCGCGACTTGCGCCAGTGGCTCTCAGCCTCGTTGATGAGTGCCCGCTCCGCCGCGTTCAGCTTGCCCCATGCCTCACGACAGGCGTTGTCAGCAGCGAGCTTGGCTTTGGTGTCTTGTGCCGCCTCCATCTGAGCCAGCAGGGCCTTTGCCTTCGGGCCAATGGGCTCAGGGGCGGCGTCTGCCACGTGCGCCTGCTCCTTGTCATAGAGGGCGAGCCCCAGTGGGTCGCCTAGCGTCTTGCAGCAGCGCTTGAGCGCGTCGGTCGCGGCCTCCTTGGCCGCCTTCTCGATCGCCGCGCTAGGTCGCTTGCTGTTGCCCTGGCCGGCGCCCACGTCCTCGATCACACAGTCGCCAACCGTCAGCACGCAGCGCCCCAGGTACGTGCACACGAAGTTGCCTTTCTCGTTTGTGCCGTCCCATTCCTTCGCGACAGTGACTCGGTACGACCATCCGCCGTGCCCGAAGATGCGATTCATCTCTCGGATCACGTAGTGGCCGTGTAGGTACGACAGTTCGGCCGGCCCGTCACCGTCACTGTTCTTGCGCGTGGCTACGGCGTTTGGGCTCAGCGCCTTGCTCAACTCGGCTTGCTGCTCCTTGGTGATGGCCATCACCGCACCCTGTCGTGAGGAGGGCTCATGTCCGTGTCTGCTCGTGCGGGCTCTTGGGCTCGCATCGCGTCGGCCTCGTTCGCGAGGAACACGGCCACCCTGTCGTACGCCTGCGCCTGCTCTTCCGCCTCTGCTCCAGACAAGGCGTGTACCGTGCGCAGGGTGTCCGCCTGACGCTGGGCTCCCTGGGCCATGTTCACCAGGGCAAGGCGGTATCGGGCGTCCGGAGTCACGACACGGCCCACAGAGCGGTTCGGCGAGTGGACGGCCGGCGTGCCTTGCTCGGACCGTCGTGCGCGTAGGTCATCCGTGTGGCCGATGCCACCGCTCGGATGCGGGTCCCATCCGGCGCGATGTCCACGATGCGCAGGCGCTTGCCGCCCTTCATCCCGTGCATCTTCTGCCAGGCCCGTCGCGTCTTCTTGAAGTGCTCGATCTTGTCCATGCTCTCCGTCCTTCCTTCGTTGTCTACCTGAGCCACTCCGGCCCTGAATCGATCGCCCACGATGCCACCCAGAACCCACCTCCGCCGAAGTGACGAGCCTGGTAGGCATCCGCTACGAACCGAGGCTCCTCCGGGTCTGGGAACTCCTCGCCCCTCATCTGTGCCAGGGCTTCCGCGTTGTCCGCGTGGACGATAGCAGCGAGGGACGGGGCTACCCCGTGGGCGGCTTGTTCCTTCTGGGCCCAAAGTCGCTCGTAGTAGGCGTCATCGGGGTACAGGTCTCGGTCAGAAAGCATCGTGCATCCCCAAGTTCTCGATGGCGTCCAGCAGGCTATCGCCACGACCCACGAGCGTCACGCCTTCCCGCTCCACGCTCACGGTGCAGACGCGGCCACGCGCCCAGGCTCGGACCGGCCACCCCTCCACCTCGGCACGGCGCAGGGTCCGCAGCCCCTCCACGATGGCGCCCTCTGGGCCGTCTGACTTGCCGTTGAGAGAGTCTAGGACCTGAGCCCAATACGCCTGCGCGCGGTCCATGGCTCAGCCCTCCTCGTCGTTGTCGGGTCCGTACACGCTCTCTAGAGCGGAGGCGTGATCGCCGTCCATGTCGTCGCTGGCGTCATCCTCGTCCTCCGACCGTTCCGAGGCGTGCTCCCAGCCCAGCGCGTACTGCTTGTGCAGGGCCTTCTCCACCGCCAGAGCGATACGGTCTAGGCAGTAGACTTGGTCAGCCTCGGTAGGCGGGATGTACGTGCGCAGCGGGTTACGCTCCCTGGCTTCCACGAGGTCCCGCAGGATGTCCACCGCTGCCGCTGCCTCGGGAGTTTCACCGAGGAGAGCGTGGACGGAGGAGAGCGACTTCTCGACTGACTTGGATGCCATGGTCAGCCCACCAGCATCGAGATTTGGTCGCGCACGCTCTGGCACGCGGCGGCGTTGACGCGGCCACCGGCCACCTCGGAGATGCGAGCGTCCGTTGCCCACGCCTCGACCTCGTGCTCTTCCTTGCCAGCCTCGCGAGCCGCGATGACCACGTAGCGCGCCACCGTCCGGATTTGCAGATTCGTCATGTTCTCTTTCTTCCTTCCGAAGCGCCTTCCAGCGCGACACCGAGAACCTAATCCGGCCCCAGACTTTCCGCAAGCACTTTCTAACATGGCCCCGTCGATTTCTATGGCGAGCCTATTTTGTAGACTGATTCCTGAGCGGGCACCAGCCAGGAGGTGCCGACGTTGCGCATGTGGCGTCGGGTTCTGGCCACTGTCCGGACTGCTCGGCCAGCGGATGCGCGCATCTGTCGTTCACGTTGCCGATGTCTGGGCTCTCGTCGCAGTGCGAGCATGCTCCGCACGTCTCGATCACCGGCAGCGAGAACCGCTCTATCGCAGCCTCTAGAGCCTCTCTGTGGTCGCCTTGGGCGAAGCTGTGTAGCAAGCGGAGGGTGTTCAAGTGGTCGGTCATGGCTTCTTCCCGAGCAGGGCGAGGCGGATGTCATGCACGGCCGAGAGCAGGCCGGAGGCGTAGTCCACGTCCTCGGCCATCTGATGGTCATTCCGCCACTCTACGGCCTCAGCTTCCAGCGCCTTGCATGCGGCCTCCACGTTGGCCTTGATGCCTCGCGGCTTCTTCTCCGCGGCCAGCCTCAGGTTCCGCACGAGAAGGCCGTAGGAGCCCGTCCCAGGCTTGGCGTTGCCGGTCATGTGGCGACCCAGACGACCGCGAAGCGACCGCTACGAGTCCGGCGACGCTGTCCGGAGTCCTTGACCAACCCGCGAGCCACCAGCTCTATGCGGCGGGGGCGCTGGGTGGATGGCCGCCAGAGCGGCGTTCCTGACCCACCGTCCTGCATCTGCTCGTCCGTGAGCCCGTTAGGGTACCGCCTGAGGTCGGCCAGTAGTAGTTGCTGTAGACGGCTGAGGTGCGGCGCTATGGCCTCAGCGGCCTCTTCACTGGTATCTGAGCCGGGTACGAAGGGGGCGCCAGTCATGACGCGTCCACTCCCCACGAGATGGGACGGGTTGCCCATAGCTCGCAGAGTCGGCGGTGCGCTGCGTACGCCTCGGCGCGTGTGTTGGCCGGCGCGAAGTCCAGCTCTTGTCCGTCCGCGTGATACTCGCCCCCGCACTCCGGTTCTGCGCACGCGGCGCCAGCACGAAACACCATCGTCTCGTACAGCCGCTTGTGCCCGATGGTGGTCGGCTGGGCGCTCTCCCCGTGCATCTTGGTGTCGTAGGCCGAGACGTACTCGCCGACGGTGGACACAAGCCACTGGCCCACGACAGTCGCTAGATGGAAGCGGCACCACGGCCCACAGATGAAGTGTGCGGCGGAGCCCTGCCAGACCCATGACTCGCGCGGGTGGAGTAGGCCGGGCGCTCTCTGCGTAGCCGCTCTTTCTGCCGCCTCTAGTTCTTCGATCTTCATGACTTCACCTCAGTTGTCGAAAAAGTACAAGAGACGGACGGTCCCGGGCGTCTGGAAGTCGGCATCGTAGCCAATCCGAGCGACGAGTCTCTGGACGCTGTCCGAGTGGTAGGCTTGCAGCTCCTCCAGCGTGGCCCAGGAATGCGAGTGGTCATCGTTGACGTAGTCGGCCAACAGGTCCAGGTGCGAGCCGGAGGCGTCCGGAGGGGTCCCACGGCGTGGATGGATGACGGCCACCTCCGGCGCCCGCTGCCGCACTCCAGCCAGCTCCGCGAAGAGCGTGTAGTTACGGCTCCGGTCCAGGGTGTCCCGTCGGCCTATCCACCGCCCGTTTTTCAGGACCTCCAACGTCCAGTGAATGTCGGTTCCCATCGCTCCCCTTCCTTTCACGGCATCTTGCCGTCAGTCGCAGTTAGGTCCGCACACCACGCCCACGCACTCTACGGGCACCACCTTCGGATAGGTGTACTCGCTTCTCGCGGTGAACCGGACGCGCCACCACCCTTCGGTGGACTCGGCGAGTCGGTCGGTGTCTAGCCGTAGATCGACGATCTCGGTGAACACGTCCCACCCGAGGTTGCCAAGCATCTCGTTGGCCTTCTCGATCCGCTCCGTTGTCCACCCGGATTCGCCGTAACAGCCGACCTCGCACATGAAGCCGCCCACGGCCTCCTTGTGGTCGACTGCAACGGCTATCACGGCACCCTCTACGCTCGGATGGCTGCACATTATGCCGCCGACCTGCGCCTCGTACTCCACTCCCGTGGGCTTCTCGGCGATGAGGTACAGGTGTTCTTGCTCGCACAGACTGATTCTCATGGTGTCCGCCCTATCCTTCCGACTACCTTCGCCAACTGTGCCGCCATCTCTCGGGCCGTCGCCTCGTCTGCTACCGGCTCAGACCGGGCCGGCTCCTCGGTAGGCTTGATCCACAGCGTGCGCTTGGGCGCCTTGCTCACGAAGCCGTCCAGCTTGTCCATGCTCCGGAAGATGAGCCCAATCTCGTTGAAGACCCGCCCGTCCTTCTGGCCGTTGTGCTCCGGGCTGGCCTTGCACCCGTCGATCGCCAGCTTGCACCGCTCCACAGTAGCCCCCTCGGCGAGCCTGGCAGCAATGAGGGCC